GCTCGAGCGCTGTTTCTTCCGGGCGAGTGCTGGCGGCGCTGGTGGCCTTATCGTGTGGAACCTGTTCGCATGGCGCGCAACCGATCCGGCCGACATGAAGCGCGCCGAGGATCCGGTGGGCCCGGCCAACGATACCGCAACGCTCATGGCGGTCCGCGACTGCGCAAAGAACATCGCTGGCTGGGGTGCTCATGGCGACTGGCGCGGCCGTGACGTTCACGTCCGTAAGCTGCTCGCCATGACGAATGTGCCGCTCTGTGCGCTCGATTTCACCAACGCCGGCCAGCCTAAGCATCCGCTCTATCTGTCGGCTCGGCTACCCGCTCTTCCTTGGAGATATGCCGCATGAGCGCATCAACGGACAAAGAGGCTGTCGACCATCCGGCCCATTATGGTGGTGCTGACAATCCTTATGAAGCGATCAAGGTGATTGAAGCGTGGAAGCTCGGCTTCAACCTCGGGAACACCGTCAAATACATCGCGCGCGCCGAACATAAGGGCGCGTCCATCCAGGACCTCAAGAAAGCTGCCTGGTACCTCGCGCGCGAAATCGAAAATCGGGAGAAATTGAATGGAGCGCGTTGACGTTCTTGATCATGGCTACGTGCGCTTGGTCGACCATATGGGAAGTGATCTGTCCATCGTGCGTGCCGCCCGCGTCTCCTATGACGCGGCCTGGCGCGCCGGAGAGAACGAAGGCAGCGACCAGCGGCTGATCAACTATCTCTGGTCGCACAAGCATACCACGCCGTTCGAGAGCGTGACCTTCACCTTCGAGGTGCACGCGCCGATCTTCGTCTTTCGTCAGTGGCATCGCCACCGGACGTGGTCATTCAACGAACTGAGCGCGCGATATCGCGAATTGCCGGAGGAATTCTATATTCCTGCCGCTGACCAGCTTCTCGCGCAATCTTCGAATAACAAGCAAGGGCGCGGCGATGAACTCGATGAAGCCGTCGTTGAGGCGGCGCAGGAGGCGATGCGGACAATCGGCGCCAGGGCGTTTCTCGCTTATCAATCGATGCTTGAGGCCGGCGTGGCGCGCGAGATTGCGCGATCAGTGTTGCCCGTCGGCACATATTCAACGATGTTCGCCACCGTCGATCTGCTCAACCTTCTTAAGTTCCTGACCCTCCGCTGCGATTCGCACGCACAATTTGAAATCCGTGTCTACGCTGACGCCATGCGCGATCTGGTGCGGCGGATCGTGCCGGTCGCCATTGGGGCTTGGGAAGGCGCGGCTGCGCATGCCTGATCCGCTTCAGAAACAGCTCCGCGAGCTTCTCGGCATCCAGCTCATGGCCATGGGCGCGCTTCAGCTCCAGATGGCGGCCGCGCTGATTGGCAAGGGCCAGGATGAGCTTCGGAACCATTTCGCGCAGTCCGCTGAGTTGATGCTTAGGGCCTCGAAGGAAATGTCCAATGGCTAACACTCCCGAGCTTATGAAGCACACCAAGCCGATCGGCGACCCGCCTGTGATTTATGAGATTACCGATGTTCATGGGTTCGTAGATGCACTGAGGGCTCATCTCGGTCCCGTCTTCGCGGAGCAGGAGGAGACATGGAAACGTGAGGGCCCTGGCGCCGAGGCGAGAGCAGCCGCACTTGGTATCACGATTGAGACTTGCGGTGGGAACTGTCCCGTTCAGGCCGAAGGAAGCTTCGATGCCAAACGCTTCTATTTCCGGGCCCGATATGATGCCTGGCAATTCCATATTTGGAGCGGCGACCAGCGCTATCTCGATGTTCCCTTCGGCGAAGAAGAGCTCGTTATCGAGCGGGATTATGGCGACCAATTCGACGCAGGCCGGATGCACAAGCACGAGGCTATCGGCTTCATCTGCGACAGCGTTGAAGAATATCGCAAAGGGCAAGCCAATGGCTGATCGGTCTAGCCGCCGGGAAGTGCGCAATCCCCTGCTCGCATTACCGGAGGCGAAAGCAATCATGGATCAGCCCAGAGAAGACCGGATCATACAGGCCGCTCTATTTCGGGCGTTTGCCGCCGCCTGCCGCAAGAAAGCGCAAGTGTGTTGGGATACTCACAAAGCGCCGATGGCGGTTTATTGGAAAGCCGTCTCCGTCGTCGCAGGCCATGTCGCGAGGATTATGGCGGCATGACGCACTTTTGGCGACTTCGAGCGACACTTCCCGAGCGTCACGGAATGCATTGCCGGATCCTTGCTTACGGAAAGCTCAATAGCATCCAAATCGAGTTCGCAGACGGTGTGCGACACATCGTGAATCGCTACGCCGTGCGGAGGCTGCCGGCATGACGCTCAAGCCGCCTGTCATCACCAGCATGGGCAAGCAGGTCTTATATGATGGCGTCCATTTCGCCGATGCCGCCACTCCCCACGGAGCCGAGCTGATCGCCGCCGGCGTTGCGGCTCATCTCTCGGCCGAGCCGATGCCGATGCTCACCTTTACCGAGGCCGATCGGGTCGGCCACATGCTTCACGAGCATTGGGAGAAGATGGCCGACGAAGCGCCGATGCTGCCGGATGACCTTGGATGGGCCGACATCGTGCAATTCGTGGCGCGCGAAGCTCGGGGGCTCGTGCGCGAACGCCAGAGGAAGGCGCATGGCCACGATCGCTGATATTGCCCGAAAATGGAGCAAGAAGACCGATATGGGCCGCGGCTTGGTGCTTGACGCCGACGATCTCGACATCCTCAATGCGATGGGCATCGGCAAGCAGATCGCCGAAGCCGCCGCCGAATTTCAGAGGGACCAATGCCAAAAGCGCGTCGCCCGAAACCAATCTATACCCGGGGAGAGTTCAGGCTCTTCGCCCGAGCCGGTCGAAATCACGAAATCGTCTGGTACGACGCCGCCCGAAAGCGGGAAAGAAGCATTAGCGCGGGCACGACAGTCGAGCGCGCAGCCCGCGTCAAGCTAGATAATGAGTATGTCAAAAAGCATGGCGGCGTTCAGCATTGTCCGGAATGCGGCCAGCCTCTCAAGCAGCAAGGGCAGTTCGTCACCGTGCTGATCGCGAACTACAAGGAAACGAAGCCCAAGGGAGACGCTGTTCACCCGCGCCTCGACCATATCCTGCTGTTCATCGAGCAGACCGATCGCGCGGAGGATCGGACTGGCCAGGTCACCGATGAATGGGCGGAGGAGTTTCGCGCGTGGATGCGCAAGCGCGCCGATCGAATGCGCGCACCGGGCACGATCGAGAATAGCCTGATCCAGCTGGCGGCTGCCTTTCGTCATGCAGGCGTCCAGCCGCTATTCGAGACGATCCCGACGACCGAGGTCAACCGGTCGCCGGAATACCGCGCCTCGATCGAGACGCTGGCGGCGATGTTCCGCTATGCGCTGGTACCGAAGCACCGGGCGAAGAACCTGCTTCGATTCCTCCGCGCCGCGGTGGCGACATGGGCGCGGCCTGACGCCATCTACGATATCAGCACCGCGGCCGAGCGCGGCCAGTGGCTGTCCAATGCCCGCGTGCTCAAGCTCAACCCGGTCGGCCGTCGACAGACCCGCAAGTTTCGGGCGACAGTTCCGATTGCTCGCCAGTTCGCGCCGCATCTCGACGAAACCGACGGTGCCTATATGCCGGTCGACAACGTCCGTTCTGCCTGGGAGGCCATGGCCGCCGAGCTCAAGCTCCCCGCGGACGGCGAGGCCGGGCAAAAGCTCATTCGCCGTTCGATGGCGCACCTGGTACGCGGCCTGATTGGCGAAGAGCGATGGATCCAGGGGAGGATCTGGCTCGGCCATGAGAAGAACGCGATCAGCGATCTCTACGCGCTGTTCGATCCCGCGAATCTCGGCGCAGCGCTGACGGCGACCGAGGCAATCATTGACGAGATCGAGATCCTGGCGCCGGGCGCTTACCGCAGTTTTACCGCAGAGGACAGCAATGTCCGCAGCATCATGGGAGCAAAACATGCAAGGAAATCATGATGTTAAATGGTGGGCGCGGCAAGGATTGAACTTGCGACCCCTGCGATGTCAATACAAGGCTGGCAGTTCAAAAGCGCAGAAAAGCGTCGATTTCGTTAGAACGCGCGCC